CTTCTTTTCATATATATTAGGTCAATATAGGTGGGTCAAAATCAATTATATAGCAAAAATGAGCAAAAAAACAGATAAAAACATAGAGATTCCAAGCATTTTGGAAAATAACCAATATGGTAAAATTGAATGGATTGAAAAGCATGATGAATTTATAAAATCAGGCAAATTAAGTGATTCAGAAAAGTGGGTATTAATTACTTATTGTTCTAATTATGGGAACTGGGTATCAGCCGAAATAAGACTTCAGCAAGAAGGATTAATCACCTATGCAGGTAATGGAACACCAATCCCTAATCCTTTATTTGGATTACAACAAGGTTACTTTAATTCAATGATGAAAGCAGCTATGCAGATTGGATTAACTCCTAAAACTAAAATAAAGAGCGGTGCAAAAGCTAAGATTACAAAATTAGCAGCATTAAAACAAGAGAGTAAGATAGGATAAAAACCATTTACATAAATTTTTATTAAAATCTACTAAGACAAAATAAAGAGCATACTACCATTCACATAGAAAAATCGCAAAATTGATACTACAAATTGAAATACAAAACTATTGCAAAAATGTTTTAAATGATACTATCATATCCTGCAAGTATGTAAAGTTAGCTGTCAAGCGATTTAATAAAGATTTGAAGCGAAAGGACATTTATTTAGATTGGGAAAAAGCAAACTTTGCAATTAATTTCATTCAAAGTATCAATCATGTAGATGGTTCTCAATTTATTTTAGAGGCATGGCAAAAGTTCTGTTTAGTAAATGTATTTGGATTTTATTATAACAATGGTGAAAGGCGATTTATTAAAGGGTATGAAGAAGTGCCTAGAAAAAATGGTAAGACAGCAAAATTAGCAGCCATCGGATTGTTAGGATTAGCAGATGATGAAAAGAAAGATGCACATATCTATGTAGCAGCCACCACAAAGGACCAAGCTAACATCTGTTATAATGCAGCTAAACAAATGGCACGCAATTCATGGCTAACAGAAAAAGATGAAGGAATAGTAAGAATAACACAATATGAAATGTTTAATATTTCAGAGGGTTACGATACTAATAATATGAAGGCACTTGCAAGCGATTCTAATAACTTAGATGGATTAAAACCAAGCATAGCTATTATAGATGAATTTCACGCTCACAAAACTGATGATATATACAATGTAATAATATCGGGTATGGGTGCAACCCAAGATCCATTATTATATGTAATTACAACAGCAGGATTTAATAAAAACTCTCCATGTTTTCGAGAAAGAAAATATTGCATTGAAATTTTAGAAAACAAAATACAAAATGATAGATATTTTACTATTATATTCACAATAGATGAAGGTGACGATTGGAAAGACCCTAAAACATGGGCAAAAGCAAATCCAAATTTAGGGGTATCAGTTAAAAAATCATTTTTACAATCAGAATTAATTGATGCACTTGCGAGTGGAACAAAAGAGATAAATTTTAAAACCAAGTATTTAAATTTATGGACTGATACATCTACAACATGGATAAGTGATGAAAATTATATGTTATGTGCTACTAATTTTGATGCTTGCGATTTAATAGGTAGAGATTGTTATGGAGGATTAGATTTGAGTAAATCACAAGATTTTAGTTCCCTTTGTTTGTTGTTTCCTCCAATTAATGGCGAAAAGGATTATAAATGTTTGTACTATTTTTGGCTACCTGAACTAACAGCAAAAGAAAGGCATAAGAGAAACTATTCAAACCTACTTGAATGGTCACAAATTGGAGCAATTAATCTAACTGATGGCAATGTAATAGACCATCAACTTATAAGAAATGCTATAAATTTATTAAATGAGAATTTTAGAATCAAGTTTATAAACTATGATAGAGCATTTGCCACCACATTAGTAACAGAATTAACTCAAGATGGCATAGAAATGACACCATTCGGGCAAGGTTTTATGAGCATGGGCGCACCTACAAGCGAATTTGAACGAATGATATTAAATAAAGAATTGAATCATGGTTTCAATCCAGTAATGCGATGGATGATGGGCAACATATTAATATTAAGAGATGCATCAGGAAACATGAAGATTGATAAGTCAAACAATGATAATAAAGTGGATGGACCAATAGCCAATGTAATGGCAATAGCTGCTTATATGCAATCGCAAGTAGAGAAACCAATTGAAAAAGAATATTTTTTCATTAAAGTAAGATAATATGAGTCTAATACCTGAAAACAAGCACGATTTAACACAAATTAAGGGTTATTTTAGCCGATTCTTTAACCTTTTACCATACTTTAAGAATGGAGAAGAAGCCTACAATCACTTAGAAAGCGAGTATTACAATAAGTATAGGCAGTACAAATACAAGTCTTATAACTCCTTTAAGGCTTCAAAATCAAAGTTTTTCGGGCTATATTAAATAGTTAACTTGAGTTAATTAAATATACTGCAATTTTGTAGCGTATATGGCTAACTTTTTTACAAAGTATCTACCAAAAATTAATTTTAGAGCCCAAACTCCAAGCAATTTAATGCCTGCAACTGGTATTAATGGAATGCCTCAAGCTAATTTTTTTAGTGGATATTCAAAAAGCGGTGAAGTTGTAAATGAGAGGTCAGTAAATCAATTAGCTACTTATTATGCTTGTATTCGTAATATTTGCGAAGACATTAGTAAACTACCTTATGTAGTTATCAAAACTGAAGCTAATGGAAACAAAACAAGAATAACAAAAAATAATGCTTATCAATTATTAAATAAAAAACCTAATGGATATGCAATTCCTTTTGATATAAAATACTCAATTTTAAAAGATGCAATTGGTAGAGGCAATGGTTATGGTTATATTGTAAGAAATTCGAGCGGATTTGTAGAAGAAATTCACTATGTAGATTCTAATTTTGTTTATCCTCAATACGATACTAATACTAAAAACCTTTGGTATACTATAAATTATGAGCCTTTAAAATTAGCAGGCATTTATTCAAGTGAAGAAGTATTTCATATAAAAGGTGCAGGTAATACAATGGTTGGACAATCTGTTTTAGGTTTTCAGTTACAATCATTAGGTAAGGCATTAGCAATTCAAGATTATTCAAGTAATTATTTTAAAGAAGGTGCAGCAATGAGTGGATTGCTAACTTTTGAAGGTGTAAATGATGAAAAGAAACTACAAACGTATATAAATATGTTTCTTAATTCATTCTCAAAAGGTGGTATTGGTGGTGGTCCAAGTGGAATGAAATTTGAGCAAATGAATTATGATCCTCAAAAATCTCAATTTATAGAAACTGAAAATTTAATAAGAGGTGAAATAGCAAGATGGTTTAGAATGCCATTAAGTAAATTATCGGATTTATCAGATACTAACAATAGTTCATTAGAGCAAACAGACATTAAATATTTAACAGATACTTTGATGCCTTGGATTGTTCGATTTGAACAAGAAGCAGATAAGAAATTATTTGCAATAAATGAGCGTGAAACATTGGATGGGTATTTTGATACTCAAGTATATTATAGAGGCGATAGTGCAGCAATGGAACGTAAGACAAGAACAATGTTTACAAGCGGTGGTATAACACCAAATGAAGTAAGAAAAATGTGGGGAGAGAATACAATAGACAATGAAGCAAGTAATATAAATTATGTACCAAGTAACATGATACCTGCAAATGAAGCTATTGAATTTTGGAAAGGTCAAGCAGAAAAAAATTTACAATTAACACAATCACAGCCAATCGGAGGGCAACAACAATAATGGAAAGAAGATATAATTTAAGAGCAAGCGACATCGTAAGCGAAGAAGGTAGAACTATAAAAGGATATAGTGCTGTTTTTAATTCATTTTACGAAATGTGGGATGGATATAAAGAAACAATTGCAGTAGGTGCATTTGATGGATGTGATATAAGCGATGTGGTAGCTTTATTCAATCACGAATCTGAATATTTATTAGCACGTTTAAAAGATGGTGAAGGCACATTGAAATTAGTAGTAGATGAAAAAGGTTTATATTTTGAATTTGAAGCACCAAATACAACTATTGGAAATGATGTTTTAGAAAACGTAAAACTTCAAAATATAAGAGGATGTTCATTTGCGTTTACAGTTGCCGAGCAAATAGTTGAAGATTTTGAAGATGGAACTTGTATAAGAACTATAACTAAGATTGATAAATTATACGATGTAGGTCCAGTGGTTAATCCTGCATACGAAGAAACAGAAATAGAAGCGTGTAAGCGTAATATTGAAGCAAGAAAAAAACAAGTAAGACCAACAGATATTAATTCAAATTACTATCTTATAAATAAGCATAAATTTAACTTAATATAAAAAAAACAACAACATGAAAACAAGTGTAGAATTGAGACAATTACAGTCTCTAAAAAGAACAGAAGGTGTTGAGTTAGTAAATAAAGCGGAGACTGAAAAGCGTGAGTTATCAGTTGAAGAAACTACTATACTTAGAAACATTCAATCAGAAGTTGAGGCTTTTGAAAATCAAATCAAAGATGCTGAATTGCGTGAGAAATTTGCAAAAACAAGCGTTCAAAACAAGAAGTCAAATGATGGCTTAACAGCAGAAGAAAGAGAATTAGGTAGTTTCTCAATGACTAAATTCTTCAACTCTATCAATCGTAATGAGCCTATTACTGGTTTTGAGCGTGAAGTATTGGATGAAGGTGTTACAGAGGCACGTTCATTAGGTGCATCAAGTAATGGTCATTACATTAACTTAAAAGCATTAAATGCAATTCAAAAACGTGCAATGAGTGCAGGTTCATCAAGTGCAGGTGGAAACTTTGTGCAAACTGATAAAATGGGTTTCTTTGATGTGTTAAGAGCAAACAGAGTATTAGACAAAGTGGGTGCAGAATGGGAAATGGGTATGGTTCCTAATGTTGATTACACTGGATTTTCAACTGGATGGACTTTTGCCGATGCAGCAGAAAATGGAACAGCAGCAGATGCAGATGCAGTGACTGTAAATCGTTCAATTTCACCAAAAAGAATTGCAGGTAAAATCTTATTATCAAATCAGTTAATGATGCAAGACCCTACAATGGATGCAAAATTATTGCAATCATTACAAAATTCTTTATATCCTTATGTTGAAGGAAAAGTATTAACTGGAAATGGTTCATCAAATGCAATGACTGGTATTACATCAAATGCAACCGCAGCTACTTTAGCTTTAGGTACTAATGGTGGTGCGCCATCACTTACTTACATCCAAAATGTACGCAAAACATTATTGAATGGAAATGTAGATGCAAGCAAAATATTTTGGATAATTAATCCAAATACTGAAGCATTATTAATGTCAACTCCAGTAGATACTGGTTCAGGTGCAATGTTAATTCCTTATGGTTCATATTTCAATGGAGTAAATGGATTTATCAATGGTATTCCTTACTTAGTAACTTCAAACCTTCCTAACAACTTAACAAAAGGTACAGCAAGTGGAACTTGTTCAGCAGTTATTGCAGGTGATTTTAGTAACTTAAAAGTATGTCAGTGGGGTGGATTAGATATAGTAATTGATCCATACACAGCAGCAGCAGAAGGTCAAACAAGAATTATCTGTAACACTTATTGGGATACTACCATTAAGCGTTCAGGTACAATCTTAAAAACATTGGATTTGATTACTGGTTAATTTTAACAATGTCAAATAATGAGGGGTTCGAATCCCCTCATTATTTCTAAATTTAAAAAGCATGAAAAGAATAAAATTTATAGCCTCACCAATGGGATTTGGATTAGGCTACTCACAAGGCGAAGAAGGGGACTTTGAAACAAGTCAAGCAGATGAATTAATTCAATTAGGCATTGCAGAATTAGTTCAAGAAATAAAGCCAAAAGTAGAAAAGGCAACAAAAGAATCTAAAACAGAAAAAGCGGTTAAATAGTGCAATCATATTCAGTCATAACAGAACCATCAAGCGAGCCAATAACATTAGCCGAAGCAAAGCTAAATTTAAGGGTTACAAATAGCTTAGAAGATGCTTTAATCACATCTTTGATAGTTGCTGCTCGTAAGTGGGTAGAAGGGTTTACTTGGAGACCATTAATGACACAAACATTGCAGGCTAATTTTGACAAACAAGATATACAAATAAAAGATATTAGTTTAAATAAGTTTCCAATTCAGTCAATTACAAGTATTAAATATATTGATGCAAATGGGACTGAACAAACAATTAGTTCAAGCACTTATGAGGTTGATTTAATTAGCCCAGTTTGTAGAATTAGACTTAGTGAAGTGCCAACGATGAAAGATAGTTTAAATGCTTTTAAAATTAGATTTGTAGCAGGCTATACAAGTTCAGCTAATGTTCCTGCAAATTACAAGCAAGCAATGTATTTAATCATTACAAGTTTATATGATAATCGAAATCAAGTAAGCACACAAAATGCAATAGAATTGCCATTTGGAGTTTATACATTATTAGACATTGACCATAATAGATATAATAGAACAATAAGTATATGAGAAATTTAATAGGAACAAACGCAGTTGCAGTAACAGCAAGCGATTCAGCATACATAACTGATTCAGTCCCAGTTCAAGTTGCAGACAATGAAAAAGTTATTACAAGTGTAAATTTAAGCACAGATACATTCACGTTTAATTCACATGGATATAACGATGGCGATATTGTATTATTTACAAACTTGGGAACAGTTACAGGTATCACTTTAACTGATAATTATTTTATTGTATCAAGTGCGACAAACACATTTAAAGTATCATTAAGTTTAGGTGGTTCTGCAGTTGATTTAACTGGAGCAGCAACTACAGCCCCAACAATAGATAGGTTATTTGCTCGTAAAACGCAAAGAGTTAGCGGTTCATTGTATATAGGTGTAAGTGGTGATGTAAACGTTTTAATGGCAGGGCATCCTGATACTGATACAGCAACTTCAGCAAGTAGAGGCGCACAATTATTTAAAAGTGTACCAATAGGACCATTTCCTTATGAAGTAAAGAAAGTTTTTAGCACAAATACAACTGCAACAAATATTCTTTGTATATACTAAATGGATATTATAAGCGGTAAATTTGATAATCAGATTACTTTGTATAGCCCAACAACTACACAGAGTTCATCAAGTGGTGCAACTTCATATAGTTATACGGCAGATTCTACAATTTGGTGCTATGTTAATAATAGAGCGAATACAGAGAAGTTTGTTGAAGGTAAAAAGAATGTTGATAATAGAATAACTATTGATGTCAGATTTAACGATGTAACAACTGTAACAAATGAGTGGCAGTTCCAATATGAAGGACTTCAATATTCAGTAGTAACATTGTTTGAAGCACCTGAATATGGTAGAAGAAACGCAGTAAGAATAGTAGGAGAGATTTTAACATAATGAGTAAATTAACAAGAAATACAACTAATCCAAATGGAATATCAATGAATTGTACCATTGATGGGGTTGATGATATTGTTAATGGAATCAAACTATTGTCTAATGAATCAAATTTTAAAGATATAGAAAAGGTTAATCAGACAGTTGCTAATGATTTAATAATTGCTATAAAATCGGCAGTTCCAGTTAATACTGGAGATTTGAAAAATAGCATAGAATCATTTAAAAGTAAGAAAAATACAAATTTCTTATGGGTAGGACCTAATTATTCTACTAAAAAAAGTATGTTTAAAGGCGGTAATCATGCTCATTTAGTTGAATATGGAACAGTTGATAGATATGTTGGTTCTAAAAGTAAATATGTAGCTGCAAATTTATCAAAGGCAGGTGTAAAGCAAGGATTTAAAGGCAAAATGCCAGCACATCCATTTATAAGACCAACTTATGATAAAATGAAAACTTCATTACTTGAAAAATTGAAAAAAGGCTATGAAAGTGTAATTGTAGAAGCAGCAAAAAAAACTGGAGTATTTAGTGAAGGCAGGTAAAGCAATATATAATATTTTAACGAATACATTGGCAGTAACAAGCTATGTAAGTACAAGAATATCGCCATTAAAATCGAGTAATTTAGCTGAATTTCCTTATGTGGTTTATGAGCAAATTAGCTTAGTGCCAACTATTGAAAAAGATGGACCAAGTAAACTTGATATTATAAGAATGCAAGTTAATATATTACATACTGATTACGATACACTAAGCAACATAGCAGATGCAATAAGAACAGCATTAGAACGAAAGGCATCAGGAACTTATGGGGGTGTTAATGTCCAATCAATAGTATTTGATAATGAAGGAGAAATGTATAATGATAATGTTGATTTAGATGGTATCTATGGATGGCAACAAGATTATATTTTAAGGATAAAAAATTAAGAACATGACAAACGGAACAGATATACTTTTATTAATAGATAATGATCCAATCGCAGCATTAACTTCAAATGATTTTAATTGCGAAGTGGATGTAAAAGACATTACAAGCAAAGACAGCGCAGGATGGAGAGAATGTAAACCAATGAAGAAAAGTTTTAATGGATCTGCAAATGGTTTTATAAAAGGAGTAGGAATTAACTTGGTGAAATCAAGTGAAAATTTAGCTAATGCGAGTAATTGGAATAAAGGAACAAACACTATAACAATTAATGTAGCAGATGATGCTTTTGGCAAAAAAACAGCCGATTTAATAACATTTACATCAGCACATATAACACAATCAATAAGCAATGTAGCAATAGGAGATTATGTTACATTTTCCTTATATGCAAAAGGTAGCGGAACTATAATAATTAAAGTTCAAAATTTAGATTACAATTCAAGTCAAACTATAACACTTACTGGAACTTTAACAAGATATTCAGTATCTTTTAAATCAGATGATGGTAATCTTGTATCAGTAGAAATATACAAAGGTACTGCCACAACTGCAACAGTATCAAATATGATGGTAAACATAGGGCAAACAGCATTACCATATACAAGAAGTGGTTATACATTTGATGAACTTTATGATTTACAAAATAATGGTACTAAAATTACAATGAGAATTTCAGACCAAATAGATGGCAATAAACAATATTTAGGATATGGATATATTAAAAGTTTAAAGCATACAGACCCAGTAGAAGATACATCAACTTTTACTTGTTCAATAGAAGGTACAGCAGATTTAAGTAAAACAACGATATAATAAAATAAAAACATGGCAACAACAGGAATGGTAAACGGAACGGATATTACAATTAAGGTAGCAACCAAAGTAATAGCCCGATTAACTTCAAATGACTTCAATTTGGAGCGTGAAGTAAAAGATGTAACAACAAAGCAAAGTTCAGGATGGAGAGAGATTTTAGTTTATAAAAAATCATTCAACTTTTCGGCAAATGGATTTTATGAAGAAAAGACTGGTAGCACTTATCAATTTTTTGTTGATTTGTATGATGCTTGGAATACTGGTTCTTCAGTAACTGTAAGAGTAGGTAGTTCGGTAAGTGGAGATGTGTACTATGAAGGTTCAGCATTTATAAAATCAATCAAACAAGGCGCACCAGTAGAAGATACAGCTACTTATACAGTATCGTTTGAAGGAACTGGAGCAATAACTAAAGCAACTAACTAACTGGGTGGCATTGGCATTGGCTTTTAGCTTTTTAAGCTATTGCCTTTGCCATACCAACAATACTAAAAAGCAATATGAAAGTAACAATTAAAGAAGTAAAGCATGATGTAGTTTTTAACTACACTGCTTTGAAAAAAATCCAAGAATTAACGAATACTAAAATATTCGACATTGGCAACTTAGATGCGTTAGAAAATGCACCTATTTATTTAGCAAGTGGTATTTTTGGTGGCGCAGTAATTAAGGATAATAACCTTACAGAAATGCCAATTAGCGTTAAAGAATGTGAAAATTATTTCAATCAAAATTTATCAGCCTTTTATGAGGTATCAATGGAGATGAACAAGTCATTAACTAATGCTTTTGCGCCAAAAAACGACAAGGGGGCGAAGTAGCCCCCAACTTTGATTTAATATTAGACCATTACTCAACTGCACTTGGTCAAATCGGCATGAGTGCAGTTGATTTTTGGACCATACAGCCTTGTGAATTTTACGCTATTAATCACAAGTATTTAGAGCAGTTAAAATTCAAAGACCAAAACGAATGGGAACGTACAAGATGGCAAACAACATGGCTTGTAAATTGTCATGTAACAAAACCATTAAAAGCGCAAGATTTGATTAAATTTGAATGGGAAACCAAAGATGAATCAAGCGGATTGACAAAAGAAAAGATTGAAGAACTTAAACAAAAGTGGAACTTAGATAATGGCTGACAAATTACTTAGCATAGGATTAGGAGCAAATACATCAGGTCTTAAAAAGGACATGGATAATGCAGCCGCAATCGTAAAGAGTGCAGGTCAGCAAATGGGTGATGCTGTTGTTCAGTCATCTGATAAGATGTCATCAAGTTCAAAAAGGGCAGGTGAGAATTTACAACAAGCATATAGGGCAGCTGCAAAAGATGCAAGGGAAGCAGCATTACAATTTGGTGAAACATCTGAAAGATTTAGAATAGCAGCAAAAACAGCAGGTGAATTAAAAGATAGATTAGACTTAACGAATAGTACAATTAAAGCATTTGCAAGCGATGCGCCAGTATTAAATGCAACAGTTGGAGTAATGTCATCAATGGCAGGGGCTTTTAGCGCAGCGCAAGGAGCAGCAGCATTATTTGGAAATGAAGGGAAAGCATTGCAAGAAACAATGGTTAAATTGCAAGGGGCAATGGCATTATCACAAGGTCTAAAATCATTAACAGAAATAGGTGATGCTTTTGAAGTAATGCAAGCAACAATATCTACTAAGGTTATACCATCATTAATGACAATGAAAGGAGCATTAGTTGCGACTGGTATAGGTATAGCAGTTATAGCAATAGGTTTTTTGATTAATGCTTTTAATCAACAAGCGGCTGCAACTGAATTAGCTAATAAAAAATTAAAAGACCATCAAGAACAGTTAAAAAAAGACAAAGAAATTGTTGATGATTATATTTTAAGCGCAAAACAAAAAGAAATAAATGCTGAAAATGAAAAATATAAAGAACTAGAAAAAGCATTAGCACATAAAACTAATTTAGTTGCAACAGAATATGATAGATTAGGACATATAGTTATAGTTTCAAATGAGAAAGTAAGTGCAATAAATAAAGAAGGTAATACACAATTAGAAGAAGCAAAAAAAGCACACTTAAATAGATTAGCTGAAATTGAAAAAAATTATTCAAAAGATAAATTAAAAGAAGTTAAAACAAGACTTGATGAAGAAAAAAAGCACCTAGAAGAAATTCAAAAAATGAATAGTGAGATGCGTTCAAGAGGTGGAACGGATGAAGGCATTTATTTAATTCAAAGAAAAAAAGCAACTGGAGTATCATTTGGTTCTCAAAACAATGATGAATTAAGGCAGGGGATAATAAAAAATTTACAAGAAGCAAAATTAAACGTACCACAAACAGTTACATTTACGTTTAAAGCAGAAGGATTAGATGAAATTCAAAAAGCAGGTCAAAGAATGGTTGTTTTGAATGATGGAATGAAAAAGATGGGCGAAACTTTAAAGGGAATGATAGTTCCTGCACTTCAAAATTTTGGAAATACACTTGGTAAGGCTTTAGGTGGTGAACATGTAGATGGTGGGGCAGCATTAAAATCAATGTTAGCAGATGTATGTAATTCAATGGCAATGACTATGTATGCAATGGCAGCAGGTTATTTTGCTATTCAAGATTATGGTCATGCAGCAGCAGCAACCGCAGCAGGTATAGGATTAAATATAGCAGCAGGGGTATTAGGTGCAGGTGCAATCGGTGGCGGTGTAAGTTCAGGTGGTGGCGGTGGTAGCGCAGCACCTAATGCAGGTACATTTGGAAATGGTGGTATGAATAGCAATTTTGGAGTATTACAAGTAGGTGGCGAAATTAGAGGCAATAATCTTTTAGTAAGTGTAAATAGAAGCGGTTATGAAAGGGGTAGAGTAAGATAATGAGTAATCCTAAATATATAAGTTATGTTCAATCTACTAAGTTCAATGAGAAATGGAAAGTAGAAATATGGGATACAAATTATATTACTGGTCCAAGTACTGAAATAGCGACATCAAGCCCACCAATATTAAACTATGAAAGTCAAAATGACAAGCGATATGCTTCAATAAAAGGCAGTAGTTTAAGTGTTCCTATTATAGTTGATAATTCGACTTTAGAAAATTGGTTATTTAATGATGTTCAGTTAGCAAAAGAAGAAAGGTTCTACGCCCATTTATACAAATGGAACACATCAACAAGCATATATGAATTATATTGGATAGGTGTATTATTACACGATTTAAACCAACGTGAAGATGCTGCATATCCATATACTTACGAACTTAAATTTACTGACGGATTAGCACGTTTAAAAGACTTTAAATTTATAGAATTAGCAGATAGTACAAATGCACTTAGTTATACTATTCAGACTTTAAATTGGTATTTGTACGAGTGTTTAAAAAGAACTCCATTTTATTCAAGGGTATCACCAGGAACACAACTATATGGAACATCTGTAAATTTTTATGAATATAATATGGTTAATAGTGGTACACATTGGTACACAAATGTAGACCCATTAGACCAAACATCTGTTTATCCAAAAGCATTTTGCAAAACCATATCAAATGGTCAGTTAGAGGCATTTAGTTTTTACGATATACTTGAGCAAATTTTAATGTTATTTGATGCTCGAATTATATTAGCACAACCATATTTTAGAATTATATCAAGAAATAACTATACTAATGCAAGTTGGAAAGAGCGAACTTATTTAGCTGATGGAAGTTATGAAGCGCAGACATTAGTAGCATGGGATTCTAATATCAATCAATCAACAGAATGGGCATCAAGTGGTCAGAATTGTTGGCAGTATTTCCCTGCAATTAAAACAGCTAAAAGGCATTTTAATACAACTAATATAAATTTAATTTATGCAAATTCAAATGTATTTGATAATACTAATAAGCCTTCGCATAGAGGTGATATTATTGGTGGCAAACAAATGCAAATTTTAGGTGATTTTAATTTAACTTGTATTGGAACGCTTAGTGTTTTGGACCGTTTTTTTATTAAAATAAAAATTCAAGTTGGTAATTATTATTTAAATTTAAACCCTTCAACAAATGTTTTAAGTTGGTCTACAAATAGTGCAAGTAGATATAATTTAGAAATTACTATAATATCTGGTAGTTTTAATTTCTCTTTAAATATAATTACTCCACCACTACCAAATGGAATACATACAGATGCACAAATAACAGCAACTGATATTTATTATAGAGCTATTAGAGGCTTATATACATTATCACAACGCACATATATTTGGGAAAATACAACATATAATATTGAATGGAATTTTGCATCAATCCCAAATACATCAATTTTTAAATATTATAATACTAATAAAGAGAATAACTATATAAGTTACGAAGTTGATAGTATAAGCGGATTAATAAATAGTGAAGATATTGAATTACCTGAAAGTTATTTAGGAGATAATAACAAAGGTTCAAATGGGGCATTATATACTGGAAGCAAATTTGCACCACAAATAAGCACATCAAGTTGGAAAACTGATGGCGGTGGTACTGCTTATGATATAAACGAATTATTATTAATTGAAATAATAGCACCACAATATTATCCTAATCCACGTTATCAAGGTAATTTAATTACAAATGGACATCCATATAATAGATACTTATACCAAAGTGATTATTATATCTTAAATGGTGGGGAGTTAAATTTAGAATCAATGGAGTGGAGTGGTGAGTGGTTTAAGATATACAAAAACATATCTACAATAGATACTCATGGTGGTGTAGAAATTGAACAAGAAGGTAATAATCAATCTCAATTAGCAAATTTAAATCAAGGTATAAGAAATGAGCAAAGGAGAGAAGATTACTATGATACTGAAAGGATAATAGGAGCAGTAACAAGTACAATAAGCGGAACGACTGCTGATATTCAATCAACTGTTTTAAGAAACTTATTAGATGGCGATAAATTAATTATCATACCAAGTTATTCAGGCGATATAGTAGAAGTAGAATTAGCAAGTAATTGCACTATTGGTGATAACGCAATACAAATAATAAGTCAAACTTTTACAGAAGATATTCCTGCAGGTAGTCTTATATTTGTGCCATTCAATAAACCAGTATTAGATACTTTGCGAGTTAATGGATTAGCTATGTTTGATGGTAATTTAAGTTTTGATGGAATACCAACATCAGACCCTCATATAA